AAAAGCATAGGATGACTTATTTTAAATGGTTAGACGAATTAAAAGAACCTTATTTCTTTATTCTTAATCCAATTTATTATCTTAGTTATTATAAAAATACTTTGCAATGGAGAAAGGAAAACTTTACAGGTTTATGTAATTTAGACATAGCAGTAGATTACGCTAAATACAAATTAAATAATTAAATTATATTAATTATGGATAATAGAAAAAACAACGGAGGGCATAAGACTAACGGAGGACGTAAAAGCAAGGCAGTAGAACAATCTTTAATAGAAAAGCTAAGTCCTTTACACGATAAAGCATTTGAAGCCTTAGAAACAGCTTTAAATGATGGCAAGGATTGGGCGGTTAAATTGTACTTCCAATATAGCTACGGCATGCCTAAGCAAATGGTTGTTCAAGAAAATATCAACTATAAAGAAGAAGAACTTTCTGAGGCTGAAATAAAGCGAATAAAGAATGAAGTAAATGAAACTTACTAATAAGCAGAACTACATAAAGATATGGTCTGAAAGCAATTTACTTAACTTTACAAGATACATATATAAAGAAAATCACAGGCGCACTTTTACAGTAGCGCCTCACTTTGTTTTAATCTCTAATAAATTAATGGACGTTATAAATGGTAAGACCAAGAGGCTCATTATTAACGTCCCCCCGTAACTTAGATACGGAAAAACAGAGTTAGCAGTAAAGATGTTTATTGCTTACGGTTTAGCTATTAATCCAGCATCAAAATTTATACATTTAAGTTACTCAGATGACTTAGCATTAGACAATAGCAGCCAAACAAAAGAATACATTGAGAGCAATAGTTTCCAGCAGTTATGGAATATGCAACTAAAAAAGGATGCACAAGGTAAAAAGAAGTGGTTTAACGCTGAGGGCGGTGGTGTATATGCTACTGCTTCTGGTGGTGCTATTACGGGATTCGGTGCAGGTATTACAGATAGTAAAATGTTTAGCGGTGCTATCATTATAGATGACCCTTTAAAGCCAGATGATGCTCATAGTGAGACAAAAAGAAAAGCGGTAAATGAAAGGTACAACGGAACTATTAGGTCACGTGTAAACGATAGAAACACGCCTATAATCGTTATTATGCAAAGGTTACATGAGGATGATCTTAGTGGTTTCTTATTAGCTGGTGGAAGCGGTGAAGAATGGGAACATTTATGTTTACCAGCACTAGATAAGGATAATATACCTTTATGGGAACAAAAGCACACATTTAAAGAATTAGAACAGATAAGACAAGCGAATAGGTATAATTTTGCAGGTCAATATATGCAGATACCTGCACCAGAAGAAGGAGGAGAGTGGAAAAAAGAATGGTTTAAGATAATAGATAAAAATGATTTACCACCAGCTATTGAGTGGGAGATGTTTATTGATGGAGCTTATACTAAAGATACTAAAAACGACCCTACAGGCATACAAATAGGAGCGAAGATAGGTAACAACTATGTAATTTATTCAAGCATAGATAAATACCTTGAAATGCCAGAACTAATTAAGTTTATACCTGCTCACATTAGCGCATTAGGGATAAAGGTAAAAATGATTTATGTAGAGCCTAAAGCAAGTGGAAAGTCTATAAAACAATTGATACAATCTCAAACTAAACTAAACATAGCAGAGATTAAAAGTAACTTTGTAAGTGTATCAAAGATAGAGCGTGCTAGAACTACAGCACCTTACATAGAGAGCGAGAGAGTTATATTAGTTAGGGGGTCTTGGAATGATGCTTATCTTCATCAGGTCGCAATGTTTCCAAATGCTAAGCACGATGAACATATTGACCTTACCGCATACGGTGTTGAAAAGAATCTAATTACAGTTGAAAGTTTCTTCTTTTAAATTTATTAAAAGTTTATTAATAAAAGTATTGTTTATATAAATGTTATATGTATTTTTGTTTAATTTAACGGATGGGTATAAGAGCCGTTTTTTCTATGGCTTTTATACATTGTTAGCATTAGTACGCATTAATTAAAAACGAAATATGAAAACAAATTATTTATATAATGAAAATTGTCTTGACACAATGGCTAAAATGGCTGATAAGTTTATTGACTTAACGGTTACATCACCACCTTATGATGGATTAAGAACTTATAATGGATATTCATTTGACTTTGAAAGTATAGCAAAAGAATTGTACCGGGTAACTAAAGAAGGTGGTGTAGTTGTTTGGGTTGTTGGAGATGCTACTGTAAAAGGCAGTGAAAGCGGAACAAGTTTTAAACAAGCTTTGTTTTTTAAAGATTGTGGTTTTAATTTACACGATACTATGATATTCAACAGGCATGGTAAATTTCCTAATCAAAACAGATATTGGCAAAACTTTGAATATATGTTTATTTTGAGTAAAGGGAAACCAAACACATTTAACCCTATACACGAACCAAAGGCAGCATCAACTATGAAAAGATGGGGCAATACTAAAAATACAGATACAAGGTACAGCAAGAGGAATAAAGAAGGAGAAACACAAGTGGTTAAAAGTAAAAACAATAAACACCTTAGCGAAACAAAAAGCAAAGGAAATATTTGGTACTTACCAACAGGTAACAACTGTGCTACAAGAGACAAATGTGCATTTGACCATCCAGCTATATTCCCTGAGCAATTAGCAAACGATCATATAATTAGTTGGAGTAATGAAGGTGATGTAGTTTACGATTGTTTTGCAGGCAGTGGTACAACTGCTAAAATGTCAATAATTAATAAACGCAAATGGATAGCTAGTGAAATGAGTAGCGAATATTGCGACATAATACACGAAAGATTAAATAAATTTGATAATGATATATTTTTAAATGGTAACGACTAACTTATTATTAATGCTAACACCCGTATAGGCGCAGTTTTAATTGCGCTTATACTAAGTTAATATAAATTATAAATAAACCTTACTTTTAAAGTAGGGTTTTTGCGTTAAATAAAGGTTTTAAATATATTAAATATAATTAGTATATTTGTATTATAAACACTATTATGGCTAACAGATTTTCTAGCGCATTTAATGCGTTAATTGGTAAAGAATCAGTAGTAAATAAACTCAATGAGGCTATATTTAGCATCTTTGGTGGTGGATTTACAAGATACGATAACACAAACACAGAGATACTTAATAAAGGTTACGGTGAGAATCCCGATGTTTTTGCTATTATTAATCAGATGGCAACTAAGACGGTATCTATTCCTTATTGCGTAAAAAAAGTTAAAGATCAAAAAGCAAGAAATGAGTTAATGAATCTTTATAAAGCAACTAAAAATAATCTTAGTTACTTACAGAAGAAAACAAAATTATCTTTACTTACTAAGGCTTACGAAGATGATGAGCAGGTCTTTCCAATGGCTGAGCCTAACCCTAACCAAACTTGGGGGGATATTTTAGCCCTTTACAAAACTTATCTTAAAACCACAGGTAATTGCTACTTTTATAAAGTTTGCCCTAAAGATGGTCCTAATGCAGGTGTACCTTTACAACTTTATGTGTTGCCTGCTGATAAAGTAGAGATAGTATTAAAGACGGGTGCTATTATGTATGGATTAGAATCTCCAATAGATCACTACATTATTTATAATCTTAAATCATTCGTAGAGTTTTATCCATACGAGATAATACACATTAAACGTCCTAATCCTTTTTACGATGAAATGGGTAGACATTTATACGGATTAAGCGAATTATCGGCAGCTTTAAGAAATATTCAAACATCAAATGAAGCTATAGACAATAACGCTAAGACAATGAGTAACAGCGGTGTTTTTGGCTTTATACATGGAAAAGGTACTCCTTTAAGTGCTGAGCAAGCTATTGGTATAAAAGATAGAATAAAGCAAATGGATAGCGAAAAGGGAAGGTTTGCTAATATATCAGGATCAAGCGGTGAGTTGGGATTTACACGTATATCTCTAACTACAGATGAATTAAAACCTTTCGAATATCTCGCGTTTGACAGAAAGACTATCTGCAATGTTTTAATTTGGAGTGATGAATTATTAAACAATGATAGCGGAAGCGGATTAAATAGCACTGACGCTTTAAGAGCAGCGCAAAAAAGAGTTATTAGCGACAATATAATGCCTGATCTTCTTTTATTCTCAGAAGCGTTTAGCAAAGGATTTATACAAAAGTTTAAAGGTTACGAAAATAGTATAATGGAATTTGATGCAAGCGAATTACCAGAGATGCAAGAAGATATGGCGTTAATGGTTGATTGGTTAAGTAAATCACCGATAACTCCTAATGAGTTTAGAACAGCATTAAAGTATGAAACATCTGATTTGGAGGGTATGAATAATATATATATGCCGATGAACTTAATGCCTATAGGAGTAGATCAAGTAACCACAGAAGATATTAATAACGCATTTGAATAAATGACAACCGACCAATATAGAAGTAACTATATTAAATTGCAAAACGCATACGAGAAACAAGCGTATCGGATTGTTAAAAAACATTTAAACATAATAATAAAAGGCTTATCTTTAGGCAATATTACAGCAGATAATGCTCAAATGACAGTAGAGTCTACATTTGATAAAAAACACGTTAAAACCATGTATATTGAGCTATACAGGACTATAGGATTAAAACATGGTGAGTTTGTAGTTAGAAATATAGATAGCGATACAAAAGATATAGGATTAACGTTCTTTGAAGTCTTTTTTAATAATTTAATTAATACAGTATTAATTAATAGTATAGGTTCACGTATAACTACGGTATCTGAAACCATGATTGATGCAATTGTAAAGATAATTAAAGATGCTTATAAAAGTGAGGATTTAAACATAATGCAAATTAGAAAATTGATTTATGATAAGGTTAGAGATAATAACTTTTATAGATATCAAGCGTTAAGAATAGCCAGAACTGAAACAACTACTATAAGCAACTATGCAACTTTACAAGCTGGTAGAGCGAGTAGGTTAGTAATGACAAAGAAATGGGTTTCTATACAAAGCGAGAGAACGAGAGTAACTCCAGAAGATCAATTTGATCATCTTAACATGAATGATTCAGTAGTTGAATTAGAAGATTTGTTTAATGTTGATGGGAAAGACGGTAATAATCCGATTATGTACCCAGGAGATCAAGAATTAGGAGTAGCAGGAAATATAATTAATTGTAGATGCGCAATGACATTAGTTCCTAAAAGAGATAGTAACGGTAGACCAATAAGAAAAACAGATTTATAAAATATGAATAATAATTTAATTGTAAATGGTTTATCAGTTTCTGGAACTGACTTAGTGGTAACATTGCCTGCTGTAGCGGGAAAAGTTCATTACATAACGGGTATTATGATAAACAAGGTTTTATCCTCACCTGTAGCAACTGACACAGTTGGTAATTTTATTACTGCAACAAATTTAGGCGGTAATTTTAGTTTTAGAAATACAGTTAGTGCTGGTTCTTTAGGCGATGATATTACAGTTCTTAATTTACAACTCGCTCAACCAATAATATCTAAGGTTGCTGGTGTAGCTACAACATTTATTGTGCCTACGCAAGCTAATACTATTCACAATGTAGTTGTGTTTTATGGTGTAGATTTTCCAGTATAATAATTAAAAAATAAAAAAATGGATTTTAAGCAATTATCTTACGATTTAAAAGACTTCGACGAAAGCAAAGGAGTTATTAAGGCTTATGCAAATGCATACAATAATACAGATAGCGATGGAGACATTAGTATGTTTGGTTCTTTTGAAAAAACCGTAAAAGAAAACTTTAAGCGAATTAGAGTATTGAAAGATCATAATAGTACAATGATGATTGGTGTACCTTTAGAAATTGATACTATGGACACATACGGACTTATGACTACTTCACAATTCAACATGAAGAAAGACATGAGTAGAGATATGTTTTACGATGTAAAGATGATGTATGACAATAACATGAACGCTGAGTTATCAATAGGGTATCAAGTTATGCAGAGAGACAGTAAAAATAAATCTATGATTACCGAATATAAACTATTTGAATACTCTTTTTTATCCTCACACGCTGCAAACGAGCTTGCAACGGTACAAGATATTAAAGGTATAAATAGTTTTTACGGTATCATGGAAATAGCGCAAAAAGCGTACAATTTAAACTATTCAGACACTCGGTTAAGAGAGTTAGAAACAATATTAAAAGCACTATCTAAAGAGCCGATAGAAACTATCACTTTAAATGAACAGCCGCTTATTTTAGACACGTTAAAACAATTTAAATTTTAAAACACAAACAATGGAATCATTAGAAATTAAAACAGCTTTAGAAGCTATTAAATTGCAAGTAGAGACTAAATCTACAGAGAACGCAACAGAAGTTAAGGGAATGATTGAAACTCTAGAAGGTAAGATGGTAAAAGGTGCAGACCTTGAAGAAATGAAAGCGGAATTGAGAGTAGAGTTAAAAGCCATTCAAGATTATGCTGATTTATTAGATGTTAAATTAAACGAGAAAAAAGGATCAGGAATGAGCGAAAAGAAGTCTTACGGTGAAGTAGTTACAAAGTCAATTATTGACAATGCCGTACAAATTGGAGAAGTAGGTAATAAGTCTACTAAATTGCAGTTAGATATTAAGGCTGTTGGTAACATGACATTAGGCGCAAACCTAACAGGAGATCAAAATAGAGATTATTCCGATAATATTCAAATTGTTCCTTCTCAATTACTAAATTTTAGTGATTTAGTTTCTACAGTTGCAATTTCTGGAGGTACTTATACCTTTCCTAGAGAAACTACTTCAGAAGGTTCTATTTCTCAACAAACAGAAGGTGCTGTAAAATCTCAAATTGACTACGACATTACTATGGTAGATGTATCTACTAACTATTTAGCTGGTCGTGCTGTTTATTCTAAGAAAATGCGTAACAACCTACCATTCCTAGAGTCATTCATTCCACGTGCGTTAAGACGTGATTATTTCAAAGCAGAAAATGCTAAATTTAGCGCAGAACTTTCTGCTGTAGCTACACCATCTGTTTTGACAAGTGGTAATCGAATTGAAAGATTAATTTCTAACGTTGCTGCACTTGAAGGTATTGATTACGCAGTTAACGGCATCGTTGTAACGCCTGCTGATTATTGGGCTATAATGTTGACTGAAAAATCTACAGGTGCTGGATATGGATTACCAGGAATTGTAACTATGGAAGGTGGAAACTTGAAAATTAATGGTATTTCAATATTTAAAGCAACTTGGTTAGCTACTAACAAGTATTTTGTGGGCGACTGGTCTTATGTTCAAAAAGTAGTTACTGAAGGTCTTGTATTAGAGTTTTCTACTGAGGATAACGACAACTTCTCAAAGAACAATATTACTGCTAGAATTGAGGCTCAAATTGCACTTGCGGTTGAAAGACCAAACGCTGTAATCTTTGGAGATTTTACAACTTCTGTATAGTCTTAGATTATTTTATATTTAACCCGATAGCTTATGTTATCGGGTTTTTTTTATTGAATTGATGTTATTTACGAGTTATATGATATACTACGTTTGGGTTTTCATAAGATTTTTTTTGTACATTTCAAGAGCTTCTTTGTTTGTATATTGGTCGATGTTTTTAATTAAACACGTTGACCTCCATTCATAAAAAGCAATAGCAAAAGATTCGCTTCCTTCTGCTCCTTTTTGAAAACCTTTTATAAAAACATTGTTCAAATAATGTTTTATATAGTTAGCTTGGTTTATTTTTTCAGCCAATAAATTAGCTATATCGTCTAATTTCATTTTTTAATATATTTATTTATTAATAATCCGTACATTATATAACAGCAGTTATAAGCAATGGCAAAGTTTTGTTTTAAATTCATAATTTCGTTTCGCAAGTCGTTTAAATTTATCCGAAAATATACGCATCCGTATTTTTCCACTGCTCATAGCTGCGAAACGTTATGAGTCAGCTTGGTGGGACGCACAAAATAGAAATATTCAAAGAAATCATCTTGACCGTTCATTTCGTGCATAACATCAAATTTATCATCTGTAATTCTATTATCTAAGTCTGATAGATAGGTTTTTCCTTTAGTATAAGCCACTCTATCATCGTCCATTATATAATTTTCTAAAAAAATAAATCTATCTCCTTTTTTAATTTTATATTCCATTTTATTTATTTTGATTAGTTAATAATTGCCTTTAAAAAGCTGAAGTCATAACAACGCATTGCATCAATAGCTTAATTAGTGATTAATTTGTTTATTTCTTATTTCTTGGTTTAATTGGTAATGGTCAAAAGCAATGTGCATTTTTTGCACGCCACAAATGCAATGCACCACCTTTATGCCTCATTTTATGACGACTTGCAGAAACAATCCGTTTCAAATTCAAACAGCTCTTGTTGTTGCTTTGAAAGTTCGTGCAAATCCTTTGCTTTTGTAAATGGTCTTTTTGCCATTTCTAAAAGTTCCTCGATGCTTTTATTAGTCCTTAAATCAAATCTAGGTACATCTTCAAAAGCATAAGTTTCTTCCATTCTTTGCCACCATTCCGCAATACTTGGATTATCTTTTATAATTGTTAATCGCTTTTTTAATGACTTTTTAAAGCATAAATCACAGTTTCCCTCGTAATCTTTTAAACCTAAATCAAAACTTTGTTTTTCCCAAAACTCCCGAACCATTCTTTGATTCATAGGTAGTTCATCGCATAAAGGATAAATTATATTTTCTTCTTTAGCGTGTATCGATTTACGGTGTGCCTCGTCTGCTCTAATTCCTATTGCACGGATTATATCAATTCCTTTAAAATTATTTCTTAAATACGCATCAACTGGTCTTTGTTTCAATTCTCTTGTGCAATTTGAAGCCATATTATTAGGCAAAGGATATTTTTTAAGCATTTCCTCAAATGGCTCTCCTTTTCTCGATGCCGTTTTAAAATCAACTATTTTATAACTTGTCCCTTTTCCTTTCTCGTTATTTATTTTTGCTTCAAGCCATATTAGATTTAAACAAAACTCTTTATCGCATTTGTCAGCAAAAAATAAACTCTTTTCTAATTCTCTCCCTGTATTTAAAAAAACATAAATAACTTTTGGGTATTTATCTGGATTTTCTTTTAAATGCTTTGCTAATATTGCAGAAGTTCTGCCGCTTGAAAACATACATACATACAATTTATTATTCAATGATTTTTCCATAAGTATCTATTTCAAATTTTAATTCAAATTCACATTTTATTCCAAAATTTTGAGTGGAACAAGGATATTTAGATTTACAAACACTACAATAAAAAAGAGGCATAACATCTGTTTGCACGCATTGTGGCACTTGTGTATTTTTTTTAAAATCTGTCATAAGGGTTATATTTTTTATTGTTAGTAATTATTTGTGATGAAATCCCACAACGACGTGCAAGCCGCATCCGTTAGCAAATGTATAAATACTTTTTAAATAAACAATACTTTATTTAATTTATTTAAGCAAATAAATATTTAATCATTTATTTGTATATTTGTATGTAATATTAAAAATAAAACTATGAAAATTAAATTTATATTAGAAAGTTTCGGATATGATATTTTTTACAAAGTAGGCGACATTGCTGATCTTGGAGAGAAAAGAAATCAAAGCGCAGTTGAACGTGGAAGGGCTGTTTATGTAGATGAAGTAAAAAAAACAGTTAAAAAGAAAGATAAATGAGTTATTTAAACATAATTTCATTATCTCAGGCAAAAACTTATTTAAGGATAGATGAGGATCAAAACGAAACAGATGAGGAAATAATTTCTATGATAAACGGTGCTTTTTCATTTATAGAGAAACGTACTAATCATATATTATTCCCAAGAAACAAAACTTATTATGCGGATGGAATTGTAAATGTTTATGACTTTCCTATTAATTTAGTTCCTGTAGAAAATATACAACTT